TTAGGAGTCAAGACTGGCGAAATTTAAATTAAAGGACACACGCGTAGACGCTTTTGTGGTCGTTCTTCGATACAGGGGTGCAAGTCCCCTCGCCTCCACCATTGGTACACCTAACATATCGAATTTGACGATGATCTCCATATCAAGCTTTTTATCACTAGTAAAGTGAACGTTAATAGAGTCCACATATTCCTGAATGACCGCCTTTTGATCTTTTTGATTATGAGATAAAAGGTGGGTTTTTTTATCGTTTAATACTTTTACGATTGCTGCATCATCTATTTCTGGTGTTTTTTGAATAATTTCTACTTGAGCTAACTGAGAAGAAAGAAAAGCTTTCTTTTCGTTGGCTTCTTTTATTTTAGAGGCTAGAGTATTCCGATCCAGCACACCGTCCCCAATTGCATCGATCCAATTATTAATTTTTCCGTCGAGCAAAGCAATTTCTTCTTTAAGCGGAGTGGCATCATCGGCAACTTCGCTTTGCCTTTCTTTATAAAGCTTTTTGACTTTCTCCACTATCTGTTGAACGGCTTCTGGAGAAAAACAAATTTCTATTAATTTCTCGATAACGATTTTTTCAAGAAGTTCCTTTGGAATACCTTTATTTTCACACTTACTTGAGCATTTGTAGTAAGAATACTTCCGGCCGCGGCTAGTGTATGATTCTCCAGATATTTGGCTACCGCATAGAGAACAGAAAAGTAAACTGCTAAGAAGGTAAACTTCTTTTGCTTTCAATCGGGCTTTGTCGCTATTACTTTGTCTTTTTTTCAACTTAGCATTCACCCTTTCCCAAAGTTCTTTTGAAACGATTGCTGGAATAGCTCCTTCAATGACAATCTGCTCTTCAGAAGGTTTTTTTAGGTGGCTGTTTCTCTTGCCTGAGTCATCCTTCGATGAGCTGGCATTCCATACGTAGTCGCCTTTGTATTTTTGGTTTCCTGCCCATGTATCAAAACTCGTAATCTTAAACTCATCGCCGGTGTAAGTCCTGAATCCAGCACGATTTATTTGCCTAGCAATTTCAGCTCTAGTGAAATCAGCGTCAAGCCCTTCAAAGTACATTTGAACAGCCCTATATCTCTTTTCATCGATTTCATACATGCGCGTTTCAGGGTTGACTTGAAGACCATAGGCCGGACGTCCCCCATTATGGACTGCCTTAATTGCGTTTTCATTTAGTCCTTTACGTACTTCTCGGGCAAGGTTTTTGCTGTAATATTCAGCCATTCCTTCTAATACTGATTCAAGAATAACAGACTCTGGCGAATTGTCCAATTGCTCTAAAACGCTTTCTAACCTGATTCCATTAAGTTTTAGCTTTCGTTTGTAATGAGCCGAGTCATATCGGTTTCGTGCAAAACGATCAAGTTTATGGACAACCAACACCTCGAAAGCCCCTAACATACTTTCCTCGAATATGCGCTGGAAGTCAGACCGATTATCCGTTGTAGCACTTTTAGCCTCATCGGCATATCGTTTAACTAATACATAGCCTTTCCTCTTACAATATTCTTCAATGGCCCTATCTTGAGCTGCGATTGATTCCTCGCGTTGATTATCACTGCTGTATCTAGCGTAGGATGCTGCGCGGATAATTCTGGTCACTGTAATTCTCCTTTCTTAGTAAATAGAACATATGTTCCGTTAAAATGGTAAAAAAATATATATGCAAAAAGATTCTGCAAAAAAACAAAGGATTTAGCGATAATATTTCAGCATCTCAACTGGAACATAATTTTTACGAAAAAATTGTTCAAGAGTCTCGCCAGGGCGAATAACTGTAGATTTTAAGAGCAGTTGAACTGCAAACTCATTAGCCTGCCGTTCATATTTATTGGCATTGGAGAGAGAATACTCATCTAGGAAAAAGCGATTTAAACCTCTGTGGAGTCTATCATGTGCTAGTTCATGAGCGCAGATAAAACGCTGCCAATGAGAATTTAGCCTTGAGTTAATAACGATAAATCTGCGCCTGAGTTTACTGTAATAAATGCCACGTGTATGTTCACCAAGATCGGCATACCGGATATGAATACCAAGATGTTCAGCGATTGTGAAAGGACAATTGGTTTTATACTTACGGGTTAAAGTATGTATAAGCTTGTCCATATTTTAATAAGCACCCCTTTATGAAAAACGGCACCTGGAATTATTTCTTGGTGTCGTTCGTGCTGTCAGATTTCTTTTTTCGTTTGTTCATTTGTTTAGCTTCCCAGAAAAGGCCGGTAAGAACATCTTTAATCCGTTGTCGATCCTCACCCTCAATAGGAACTCCATCAAACATTAAATCATCATCATCTTCGAGCATTTTCTTAAAATCTCGTTTATCTTTAGCTGTTGCCCATGAGGGAACGATCTTACCATTGTCTTGCCCAAGTAAATAATCCGTTGAGACTATGAAAAACTCAGCCAGTTTTCTTAAAGTGCTGTGATCTGGTTCTCTTTTCCCTGCCTCGTAGTTACTATACGCTTGCCGCGTAATTCCTAACATATCAGCCATATCTTGATGTGTTAAACCCTTTGAAGTTCTTAGCGTACAAAGTCTGTCAGGAAACATCTTCTAGGCCTCCTGTAATATTATTGCTTTTAATTCATTATAATGGCAACTTTATGTTGCGTAAAGACTTAGCAACAAATTGTTGCCATAAATATTTACAGCAACGTTATGTTGCTATATAATGAAGGCACAGCAACTTAGTGTTGCTAGGAATTTACAGACGGATGTGGTGATGATGACTCGATTCTGGCTAGCGAACATACGCATAAATGCTGATATGACGCATGAAGAGGTCGCAAAAATGGTTGGAGTAAAAAGGCAATATTATAGCATGATTGAGAACGGTGAAAGAACGCCTAGCGTAAAAGTTGCTCAAAGAATTGGAGAAGTGTTGAACTTTAAATGGACTCTTTTTTTTGAGGAAAATAGCAACAAAGCGAAGCGTTACGAATCCGACGAAAATGAATTCCACGAGAGGAGGAAGGGAGAATGCCACGTAAGCCCCAGGTAATCACAGTTAATCTTACGGTCAGTTATATCCCACACCCTAACCCAGAAAGAGGAATCAATTTGTTAGCCGGATTGGTTCTTAAACAACTGCTTAAAGAGGATGCCGAGAGAGGGGAAAATAAGGGCAATATGTGATTAATTCATAATGCCATCTATTTGAATAGGTCATCCGGGGAAAGTAGGGAAAACAATTTATTAAGGAGGTGATGCCATGTCGTATACGATCATCCAGAAGCGGGGATATGTAGAGCTCTGGATAGACGGAAAGTTTGCTGGAAGTTTTGATTCCGAGGAAGAGGCGAAGGAAGAAGTCGATGTTGCATAAAGGAGGGAGGTACTTTGAGTGAAGCAATTGGGTTAACTCCACTCTGTAAGTGTGGACAAGCCATGATGTTTCCGGTAGGTAAAACAGGAGCTAGGTGTCCAATTGATGGATGTGGGATGAGGTGGGAGCGTGGGCCAGAAGGATACTGGGCAACAGGACTATTCACAATTACATTTACCCCAATTATCACTGAGCAGCCCAAGCGAAAGTTAAATCACTATCAAAAGTATATGCGATGGAGGGACAATACAAAGGGAAGAAGGCTCAATAATGACCTGTGAACGCTTTTTCAAACATCTAGAAACATGCGGGGGATGCACAGGGCAGCGTGATAAGACAAAATGCCAATTTGCAATAGTATGCGCCTACGTCGAAAAACTCTTTAGAAAAGGAGTGATCAAAAGTTCGAAGGATTTTTGTTATCGCATTAATGGCAGCGATCTTATGTTTAACACCATCGAACGCTATTTGTCCAGAGCTGCCGCAATCAATCAAACAGTCTCCGCCGGTATTGGTCTCCGTAAAGCCAATTAGCCGAGGAACAACTACAAAACATGAACGACGAATTATGATCGTCACGGCCTACACGGCCAATGACAGAGGAAGGGACGGCAAAGGAATCACAGCCAGCGGTGAACCGGTCAAAGAGGGTTGGACGATAGCTGCCGATCCGAGCTTACCCTTCGGAACCAAGATCTATATCCCAAAGCTTGAACATACCTACACGGTCACGGATCGGGGCGGCGCAATACGAGGGAATAGGCTAGACCTTTACATGGAGAAACGGAGTGATGCTATAGAGTTCGGAATATGGGAATTGGAAGTTTGGATTGAAAATTAAAGGTGGAGGGATGAAATGAAACAACTCACAGCAGGTCAACTTTTAGATATTCAGGGCCTGGCCAAAAACCATAACCATTTAGTGTCCCAGGCAAGTATAGATTTCCACGGGAATGGACTTATGCGAGTTACGATCATCTCAACGTTAGATGCCGACCAGGAGGATCTTAATGGAGTCCTAGAGGATATGTTCCCAGGCATGGAATACCGAGGCAATGTCGGCGTTGAGATTGTTGGTGGAGAACCGAGTGAATTCCATTTTATTGACTATAACGGTGAAACACTCATAAATCTTTGCATGAAAAAAGCTCCCGTTGGCGCGGAAGCTCAAAAAGAAGTTAACCACTTTGATTGTAGCACAGAACTTCAAGAATTTGAATCGTTGGGAAGTGGAATGAAATGAACAAGATAACGCTCTCTAAGATGGAGCTCCGGAACTTCAAGGGTATAAAAGAGTTTACCCTCGATATAAACGGGCAAAATGCCACTGTTTTTGGTGAGAACGGGGCAGGAAAGACGACTTTGTATGATGCCTTTTTGTGGGCGCTATTTAATAAGGATTCTGCTAACCGTGCTGACTTCTCAGTAAAGCCCCAAGATAAGAACGGTAACGATATTAATTATCTTGAGACAGAAGTTGTGCTGCATCTATTCATTAACGGCAAGCCTAAAATTCTCAGGAAGATGCTCGAAGAGGTTTGGACAAAAAAACGCGGTGAATCCACGAAGGAATTTACAGGGCATCAAACCTCTTATTGGATTGACACTGTACCTGTTAAAAAGAAGGAGTATACCGATCAAATCAACGCTATCATCGACGAAAATGTCTTCAAGCTCCTGACGAATCCGTTTTACTTTTGCACCCAGCTCAAGTGGGAGGATCGGCGTAAAACACTTATGGAGATCTGCGGGAACGTCACGGATCAGGATGTAATTGACTCAAGTGATGACCTAGCACCATTGCAGGACATCTTAGACGGAAAATCGATAGATTCTCAAAAGAAGATTATTGCCGAAGGTGTTAAGAAGCTTAACAAAGATATTGAGTCAATACCAATTAAGATAAACGAACTTTCACGGACGCTGCTAAGTGAAGATGTTAATTATTTAGCAGTCGAAGAAAGGTTGCTCGAACATAAAGCAGTCCTCAGGAAGATCGAGAAAAGCATGTTAGATGCCAGTCAGGCAGCGGATGAATACCGCCAGAAGCAGCAGGAATTATTCAAGCTTGATACGGCCATTTGGGCAAGAAAAAAAGAATTAGACACAGAAGCCTTGGCCGGATCTAAACGGCTCACTGACGAGAAGATGCAGCTTGAGAATGAAAAGTACCGGCTTGAGACCACAAGTTATTCCCTTAAGGAATTGATCGAAAGTTCTTCAAGTGAAATAGAAAGGGTATCTAAAAATATGGCTGACCTCCGGACGAAATGGAATGAGGTAAGCTCGAAAGGCTTTGAAGAGCCTGACCCCAGCAACTTTATTTGTCCTACATGCAGGAGGGAGCTGCCAGAGGATGACATTGGGCAACAGATCTATGAGATGCGCGAGGCCTTTAATACTACTAAGCAAAATGAATTTACTAAGATTAATACAGAAGGGAAGACCCTTAAGGCCCGAAAAGAAAAGCTTGAGGCAGATACTGCGAAGTTCGGCGAAGAGCTTTTGCAAAAAGAAGCAAAGCTTCAGGAAATAGCTGAACGCTTGGCCGAGATTGATAAAGAACTCAAAGACATGGAGGGCCTTACTGGCACAGTTAATTATCATGCCGATACCGAATATACAAGTCTTTTGTCTCGGCAGCAAGTAATTAAAGACGAGCTGGACAAGCCGGTCGAAGACACGACCGCCGAACTCCTCAAGCAAAAGAATGAGGTCGCAGAACAGATTAATTCGCTCAATAAGATTCTGAATAACCGAGATGTACAGATTAAGACTCAAGAACGGATCGAAGAGCTCAAGGACGAAGAGCGAACCCTTGCAGCCCATCTGAGTGAGCTTGAGAGGCAGAAATTCTTATTCGAGCGATTTATCAAGGCCAAAGTTAATTTACTGGAAGGCAACCTCAATAGTCGGTTCAAGATGGTCAAGTGGAAGCTCTTTGATGACCAAATTAATGGCGGCGTAAAGGAAATGTGCGAGGCTATGGTGGATGGGGTAACGTGGTCAGATGTGAACCACGCAGGGAAGGTTAATGCCGGTCTGGATTGTATCAACGTACTCGCATCCCAATACGGTTCTACAGCCCCAATTTTTATCGACTTCCGCGAGTCGGTGTCCCGAATTATTGAAACCGAGAGCCAAGTTATCAACCTCTTCAAGAGTGAACTGGATAAGGTTCTTAGAGTGGAGGTTGCTGAATGAACGGTAAAGAGATTCGCGTTTCTTCAAAGTATGTTAAAAACCTAGGAAACCATCAATCGTTTACTGCCGAGGCGGGAGTCACCGCTGAAATTGTGCCTTGGTAATTCTGTAGAAGATGCCTACAAGGAGGCATGGGACCTTGTCAAGGCACAAATAACAGAACAAATTGCAAATCTGAAAAGCAATAAGGAGGTTAAATAAACATGGCCAACATTACAGTTAAACCAATGGACAAACTTAAGGCTGTCTTAAACGTCGATAGCGTCAAGGAACAGTTTAAAAACGCACTCAATGAGAATTCCGGGGCTTTCCTGGCCTCAATCATTGATCTATATGGTAGTGATACCTACTTGCAAAAATGCGATCCTCAGACCGTTATTATGGAGTGCCTAAAGGCAGCAACACTTAAGCTTCCTATCAACAAACAGCTTGGCTTTGCTTATGTTGTTCCCTATAAATCAAAGGGTGTTTACATCCCTCAGTTCCAACTTGGATACAAAGGATACATCCAGCTCGCCATGAGGACTGGCCAATATAAGTTCTTGAATGCTGGTGTTTTATTAGAAGGCGTAAAAATTAAGCAGAACATTCTCACGGGAGAAGTTGAATTTACTGGTGAGCCGACCAGCACAAAGGCCCAGGGATACTTTGCCTATATGCAGCTCACTAATGGCTTTACCAAAACAGTGTACATGACAGCAGATGAAGTACTTGCGCATGCGAAACGCTACAGCAAAAGCTTCAGCTATGATTCATCGGCCTGGAAATCGAATTTTGATGAGATGGCCATCAAGACAGCTATGCGAAAGCTCTTGTCCCACTATGGATTTTTGTCCACTGAAATGGCTACAGCTTTGACCTCTGACAAAGATGAGGATGCAGAAAGTCGTGCTGCTAACGAAATAGCCCAAGAGGCGAATCAAGAGGTTGTTGATATTGATGCCGAACCAGCAGCGGGGCCTGAGGTTCCTCCCGCTCCAGAGTCTCAAAATGACAAGGTAGAGCACCAATCTACAGGGCCGGACTTCTAATATGAAACTTAAAATAATCGGCTCATCAAGCAAAGGGAACTGTTACATTTTAGAAACACCAACGGGGAGCCTGCTCTTGGATGCAGGCGTCCCCTTCAAAGAGATACAAAAGGGACTTAATTTTAATCTGTTCAATGTGCGCGGAGCTTTAATTACTCATGAACATATGGATCACGCAAAGTCAGTCAAGGAGCTTACTAAGTTCGGAGTAAACACCTTTTTAAGTAAGGGGACAGCCGATAAGTTGGGAATTGAAAGTCATCGTCTTGGAGTAGTAAGGGCAGGGGAGCAATTCCCTATAACAAGGGACTTTACAGTCCTGCCATTCCGAACTGAACATGATTGTGCTGAACCGTTAGGATATCTCATACAATATTGGCCGACCGGTGAAAAGCTGCTTTTTGCCACAGACACCTATTACATCCGGAACAGATTCAGGGACCTAAATTACATTCTTGTTGAGTGCAACTATTGCCGAGATATCCTTGAGGAAAATATTGAGGCCGGGCGGATCCCGGAATCATTAAAGAACCGGCTGATCGAGAGCCACTTTAGCCTAGACAATGTAAAGGATTTCTTGCAAGCAAATGACCTAACAAAGGTTCGGAAAATCGTTTTGATTCACCTTTCTGATGGCAATTCAGATGCATTTAGGATGGTTCGAGGGATTCGGGAATTAACGGGCAAGGACGTTGAGGTCGCGGAGCCAGGGAAGGTTATTGAGTTGGAAATGTGTCCGTTTTAGAGGAGGCTTATGAAACTGATGAGACATCTACTTTGGGGCCTATTTGCCCGTAAGCGCAAGATCTGCATGGACTGTCGCCACACGACCTACAGGCCGGTGAAAATTCATTTAAGAATTGGCCTTGCTGATTGCTGGAAAGAAGAGCATTGCCCGGATTGCGGGAGCATGCTTTTGGTTGAGGTTTAAGGAGGAGATTAAGAGTGGCCAGGGCACGAAACATTAAACCAAGCTTTTTTGCAAACGACCAATTAGGGGAGCTGCCGCCTCTGGCCCGCCTCCTATTTATCGGACTATGGGGACTAGCTGACCGTAAGGGTAAGCTCGAAGATCGGCCTAAGCGGATTAAAGCTGAAGTTTTGCCCTATGACGATTGCAACGTTGATGAACTCCTTAACCTATTAGATCCGGAGTTTATAGTTCGCTATACAGTTGATGGGATTTCATGCATTCAGATTGTTAATTTTTCGAAACATCAGAAACCACACCCTAAAGAGGGTGAGTCTGATTTGCCAAATATGCCCGAAAATGGCCAAGCCGTAAATAGGTATGAACGAGCCGTGAAAATAAACGGCAAGGACGAACCTAAAAATTTAAAGGTATTTACTAGCCGTGAAAAAGTTATGACGAGCCCGGCGGAATCCCTCTTATTGAATGTTGAATCCCCTATATTGAATGTTGATTGTTGTTTCCCTCATAACGAAGCCGAGAATGACGACAACAACGGAAGTAAGGAAATTAGGCAGAGCGTGAACGAACCCGAGGAAACTGTGTCTGAAACCCCTAAAAACGTGAACAATTTGAGCGAAATCGTATCCTTGGCCATTGGTACCCGGGCAGTCAATTGGGCAGAAAAGAACTGGGGGCGTTTAATCCCCAAAGGTGAGACTGACATGATTATGGCCTATTGTGATGAGTTTTTCACTCGGGGAAGTCCGGATCCGGACGCGGTTGTAATCGAAGCCCTTAAGTGTTGCCTTGATGCTAATGCACGAAATATGCACTATCTGAGGGGCGTACTCAAAGACTGGCGTGAATCTGGAATCTTGACCGTTGATCAGGTTCATGCTCGAGAGGCTGAGCGTAATCGCCAAAAAGACTACAAACGCAATAGAGACCCAGGGGACAAGACTCCTGAGCCGCCAAAGCCGGGGAAATACGATGCATTTTACCTGTAAAAATAAGAATTGGAGGGAAAGAGATGGGTTACGAAAAATCACCTCGAGTTCGAGAAATAGCTGAGGCATTAATTGATGATCATCACCCACATCTCAAGGATGCCAAGGAACTTATAGAGTATTACGTTCGGGATGACAGCGGTGTTGACTGGACAGGCAAATGCAAGAAGTGTACAAGCTTTGAGCGATTCCTAACAGGCAAGATGTTCCACATTTTTATTATTGAGCTAGCATTTGAGGCGTGGCAAATAGAAAAGCTTAAAGCCCTGCTCGACCATGAGCTCTGCCATATTCAAAGAAAAACAGGCATGGAAGTCATCAATCCTTCAACCGGTAAGATCATCAGAAAAGAATGGGCCAAGAAAGATGATCCGGACAATTGGTATCTTCGCGAACATGACGTAGAAGAGTTTTCCGACGTCATCCACCGGCACGGGCTTTGGGAACACGGGATTGAGAAGTTTGCTGAGGCCGTTAGAGAAGCCGAGTATCAAATGACGATCTACGATGCTGAGCACGAACAGGAGTTGAAAAGAGCGCAATGACAAACAGTCGAGAAAAGGGTGCAGCCGGTGAGCGCGAGTTTGCTCGGCTCTGTAGGGATCAAGGATATGATTGCAGACGTGGCCAGCAATTTAGTGGGCTCGAAGGAGACGATGTCGTTGGCCTCCCGGGGATCCACATCGAATGTAAAAGAGTCGAAGCCCTCAATATCGAAAAAGCCATGATTCAAAGTCGAAGGGATGCCAAAGAGGGTGAAATGCCCATTGTGGCATTTAGACGAGACCGGGAACGTTGGAAAGTCTGCATGGATGCTGAGGATTGGTTCGCGATTTATCGAGAGTGGGAAGCTGGTCAGGATTTGGCAAGGAGGGAAAAGAATGTGTCAATGCCGCAAATGTAAAGCTGGCGCTTGTCAGTGCAAAGATTGTGTGGAAAAGGATAAATGCAAATATGTGTATACGGACGATTGCCGGTGGGTGCGGATCGGAGGCAAGAAAGGTGCTTAAGTGTGGACATAAATTCTGCTGCAATCCGGATAGGAAGACTGAAAATGATGTCCAGGAGTGCAGGGCAAAAAGCCTTGCTAAGAATCCGAAGATGAAAAATTGTTATTACCACAGGGAAGGTGCTGGCTGCAAAGAGTGTGGGGGTAAGACTGTCAAGGTTGGCGCTAGTATGCATTGCTTTGCTTGTGGGTCAAGTGAATAACTCTAAGGACAGGATGTTAGTTAAATGAGAATAAGGAGGTAAGGGGCTTGGAGACAACTGAAGCCGCAACTGAGGAAAAGAAAAAGCGTGTAAAGCCGTTGTGGTACCGACAAACAATCCGTCGGTTTACGACCTACACGCAGGACAAACTTCGTCTACAGATACTTAATGCACAACTTGAGAACGAATTTCCTAGTAATACGGCTCAGATTAGCCTAAGCCCTGGACGTTCCGTTGGAAAGACAGGCGATCAGACGGGCAGCTATGTAGATAGGAGAGTGGAGCTTGAAACCGAGATTAGGGAGCTGAGGCACAAGATCCATGAGGTTGATATAATTCTTGGCTCCTTGGGGAAAACGGAGAGAAAGCTGATAGAGCTTAAGTATATGCAGCGGTTTAATAAGGATTTCTGGATAGCCGGGGAAATTGGGATGGCTGTAAGGTCGTATTACAGGATGAAAGAGGAGTTGATAGTGATGGCTGCTCAGATGTTTGGATATGTTAGTAGGGAGCAGATTAGTTTCGAAGAGTGGGGATGGAATGAATTTACTCTTTCATAGACGCCTTTCCGCCTGTTTGTGCGAGTCTTTAAATTGCATTCACTTAAGTTAAAGAAATTTTCTTCATCTAAATTTGAATAATTATAAGTTGGCTGGAAAATTACTAGCCCTAATATTGTTGGATATGAGAGATGGTAAAAAATTTGGTTAAAACAGCTATTATAATTTTACTACCCTAAATGTAATTCGGATGTAGTAAAACAACTATACGGGGTAATGTTTGTCATGTTACAAGACAACTAATCTTTTTTCTTAAATTTCTTAATGGTAATAAACAAGAAATAGCTTATTGGCAGAGTAGCCAAACTCCACATTATAATATTACTGAATACATTGTATAAAGGATCATTTTTATTTAATGTTTTCCCTATTAACATAAGAACTGTAACTAAACCAATATTAAAATATGAATGTAACTTGAAGTAAAACGATAAACTCGGATTAAAAAAATTAAAAGGCATATTAGCCATAAACATAAAAGGGATAGCGATAAAAACCATTATTAAAACACTCATCAAAAACTCGGATTTAATACCATAATGACTTATCCCATAATATATTATTAGTAAGAGACAACTGAAACCAGATAATATATATAACAATTGCGTGCTTGAAATATCTATTAGATGTTGATAATTACTTATTTCTGACCTATTTTCGATAGTTTCAGATTTTAAAGTATGTTGTTGTTGTATAGTCTTTGAAAGAGATTCTAGAATATATCTTTTAACCGAGGTACTAACAAATTCCTGTTCTTCTATGATGGAATAAGTTCTTGTAATTATTTCATCAATTTCTTTATCGTTTGGTTCTGATAGTATATTTGTTCTATTAAACTTACCCAGAATACTTAATTTTACTGTTTCTCTTGATAGAATGATTTCTTCTTCTTCAAGTTTCATTTTTACTAAGTTCTTCGCAAGAAAATTACTGTACTCTTCTTTTATCCGAGCTCTTTCAGTTTCTAATGCTTTAATGAACTTTTTTTCACTTTTATCATAATAATACTTAGTTGCTAATATACCAAATATAGCTAGAATAATTCCTCCAATGCTTAACACAGATTCCCATGTTCCCAAAAAATCCATAATCGTTCTCCTTCAATTTAAACTAAAACCCTAAAGCATTAACGCGCAATGTCCAAGGATTCCCAACGCATCCCAACCGGGATGTATCTTCCTCTAAGTGTCGGGAATCCCGTGTTAGTCTCCATCATTTAACTTTGTAATAGATTATTTCGTTTATATAGTCCCTACTAAAATATTTGTCTATAATTTAATGTGAGCTCAGATAAATCTCTTATATCGCTAGAAGTCGCTTAAAATATCCTGCACGGTTCATTTCCTGTATTGTTTTTTCGAAAAAACCAGTACTATCAGATCTCTTAATAAGGTTTCGTGCCTCACCAAAAGACATCCCCCATAATAACATATGCATTCTAATTGCATGCATAGTGTTCTCGTATCTCTCAAATGTTGGGTTATTAGATATTTCCCTTAGAGAATACCTAGCCGTTAATAAATTAGGATCCATAGAACTAAAACTTGCAACAATTTCATTATAGTTCCCTGGATTAACAGATTGCTGACCGAGTATTGATCCCCCAACTCTATTCCATGGTGGCAAATCCCCATGTTTTATTCGGTATGATTCAATAAGTATACCTTCAACTCTTCGAATGTCATCCCTAACCAGGTCATCACGGTAATCTTGAACATCAAACATCTTAATATCAAGTCCATTCCATAGTTGTTTATTTCTATGAGTAGCAGGTTGAGACATTGAGGATTGTACAAATATTGTATAGCCAAGTTTATCGCATGACCCAAAATATTCCTCTATCTTATCCTTTTTGCATCCGTTTGGATCCATAGGGATTATACCATTATGCTGCTTAAATCTTTCCGTTAGGTCTACAGCTAATCCAATGTAAAGCAATTCTTTGGTGTAATAGTTCCAAAAACTATATATACCTGCTGAAGCCCAACCATAGTTATCTAATGGATTGACCAATTCATCCAAAGCCTCGATAATTTCCATAGTTTCAGATTTAGTAAACGCATCTAGAATTATTGTCCCAAACAAATAAAGTCTCCTTTCTTATAGTAGGTTTTATTAATGGTGCCTGACGTTCTGTGAATTTGCGAAGTTTGGCTATTACATTCATATCCTCTCAAGTTTTGCAAATTCACTGTTTATGTGAAGTTCCCTGTCCCACGAACTGACAAAAATAGTTATTTGTTAATACTCATGAAAATCCTCATCTTCCTCTGAATTGAATATCGAAAATTTGTTAACTGCTTTTCTCTCACAGGTGTCGGAAGATCACTCTATGAATACAAGACATGTGTCGGGATGCTCCCATTATCAGCACATGAAATAGTAGATACCAATAGCATAATAGTTCAGTTTTTCTAGATAACCATCTAAAATATTTTCTACAATAACTTTCCAATTCCTTTGATAAATGACAATACTTTTAGCTAAATTTTAATTGTTCATCGATTGGCAGTAAGATGGCATAAAGGTGGCAGTGCCATGGCACTAAAAGACCTCGATTATATGTTAATGTATAGCTGTGAAGATTTTTGAAATATGTCTTTGATGTGTTCACTAATACCAAAGGGATCAAGAGCCGAGAGGCTCTTTTTTTTCTTATGCCTAAAAGGAGGGCAACATGGCTAATGAGGCTCTAAAGAAAAAGCCAATTAAACCTCATCCAAAGATTAAGTTCGAGGATACAAAGGGATTTAAAGCGCTTGATCGGTTGATGAGGTCGAACAAAGGTATATCTGGGCCAATGTAAATGGCAAGGCATCCAGAAGTCTACAAGAATAAACAATGGGAACCAGCGAGGCAGTTTGTCATAATCCGAGCTAACGGTCTTTGCGAAGAATGCCATGCCAAAGGCATCATTAAGCCAGGCAAGGAAGTAGATCACATTATTGAGTTAACCGATGCAAACAAGCATGACTGGAACATAGCATATAATCCGGAAAACTTGCAATACCTTTGCACTGATTGTCATAACCATAAAAGCGGAAGAAGTACAGGATTGCAAGACTTTTTAATACCGCCAATTAGCCAAGAAGGGAGTTGATATATTAATGAGAAAAGACGGATTAACGGAGCATGAGGGCAGAGTTATGGATGCGCTTCAAGCAGCATGGAATGAGTTTGCAAAACTAGAGATAACTCACACTTCAGATATGACTGATTTTACAAATGGGATACATCAATGCCAACAGATACTAGGTATGCGTGTATTACAAAGGGACTATCCAGAAGGATATCCAATCAAGGTCAAGAAGCTAAAGCCCACGCATAAATGCATTGATTGCGGATATACAATCAGCCATAATAAGCCATGGATAATAGATGGATTAAGATGTAATAAATGTTCGGGAACAGTAGTTCCTTTAAGTATGTTGCCTAAGAAATCATCCCCCCCGGGTTCTGAAAACAAATAATAAATTCCAGGGACCGGGGAGGGAAGGTTATTTATTACGCGAGTCAGATCTGTATAGGGGGGTGTGGTGGGGAGGTGATAAAACCATGAAAAAGGAACTTCAAGACTTATCGAAAGAAGAGCGAATTAAGAAAGAGATCCAAAGACTTAAGCGTCTTTTCAAGAATATGCCCAAAGATACCATGAACCGAGTTTTATCGCTGATCACCAACGCCGCCTTCATGACGATAACCCTTGAGGATCTGCAGGAAACCATCAACCGAGAAGGCACAGTCTCTGAATATCAGAACGGAGAAAACCAACACGGAACAAAGAAATCGCCTGAGGTTGAGATCTACAACACGATGGTGAAGAACCACATGAGCATAATCAAGCAGCTGACAGACTTAACGCCGCAGGGTCCTCCACCCAAAGCCTCGGAGCCGGATGCCTTCGAAAAGATTATCCTAAGGCGGGGGAAAGGTGGCTAAGCCTAAGGTTATTGCTCCGGAATATATAAAAAGCTGGCATGATTATGTTGATCGAGAGCCCAAAAAGCATTGTAAAGACATCAAAAAGTTAAAGAAACTCATTGAATCCTTACTTAAAAACCCAAAGGTCTTCTACGACGATACCGACGTAGAGGCCTTTATTGATTTCTGCAAGCTGGTTAAGCACAAGGAAGGCCGGTGGGCCGGGCAGCCCTTTGAATTGTCCATTGAGCAAAAGTATATCTCCGCCTGCATCTTTGGTTTTAAGATCTACGACACCGAACTGCAGATGACGGTTCGATACTTCAAGGAAATGATCCTATTCGTGGCCAGAAAATGGGGCAAGTCCACCTTCATTTCAGCCATTGCAGACTTTCTCTTAATGGCCGATGGAGAACCGGCTGCTCAGGTCTGGTGTCTGGCCACCATGAAGACTCAAGCAGCCATCGTCTATGAAGCGGCGAAATCGTTTTTGCAGACTAGCGATGTTCTGACCCCCAAGGATAATCCCAAAAAACATTGGCGGACTAAGAGGGATAAAGACAACACTGAGATGATCCTGTTTCCTGCCACCAACTCATACATGAAAGCCGGCAGTAAAAATAGCGAAGGACAGGACGGTTTAAATCCTCATGGAGTTGTCATCGATGAGCTTCATGCCATCAAAAACCGTAACACTTACGATGTCTTCTCATCGGCCCAAGGAGCTCGAGCTCAACCACTAAATGTTATCATCTCAACCTTTGGCTTTGTCCGCGAAGGAATCTTTGACAGCATCTTCGAGCGCTGCAAAAAGGTCTTAAACGGAAAAAGTAAAGAACGTGTCTTCCCGATGATCTTCCGGATCGACGATGACGACAAGCCGGAGGATCGTAAGTGCTGGATCAAGGCTAACCCAGGATTAGGGGAAGCCAGACCCACTATGAGCTACCTCGAAGGGGAATATCTAAAAGCCCTGGAAGATCCAGCGCAAATGCCATCGTTCTTGGCTAAGCATCTTAACCGGGCCAGCTCCTTAAGCATGATCTATTTTGATCTCCCCATTGTTGATCAATGCGCCATCGATATGATCGAGGATATGATACAGGATCGCTATGCTGTTGGTGCCAGCGATATTTCCGAGACCACAGACCTTTGTGCATCCTCGGCCCTGGTACCGATCCAAGGTAAGCTGTATCTCTTTCAAAAATATTTCATTGCCCGGTCAAGGATTGAGCAAAACAGCAAGGCCGATAAAATGGCCTACGAAAGCTTTACCAGCACTGGGGCAAGCGATGGACTTAACCATGAGCTCTTGCATATCTGCGAGGGAAGCATGGTAAGCAGGAAGGATGTTGTCCAATGGTACGTTGATCTGGCCGAAACCTATGGGGTAACCTTCTGGAAGATCGGTGCAGACCGCTGGCACTATGAGGACTTCGCCAGCGACATGGAGATAGCAGGCTTTCCGCGAGAGAACAAGGAAGGTCGCGGTGTGGTTTTTTCCGTGGCCATGGGAGCAAAAAGTCTTTCCCAACCCATGAAGGAAACGAGATCGCTCTTTGAGGACAAAGTGGTACAGTTCAGCAGACACAATGGCCTTTTCCGGTGGTGTACCACGAATACGGCAGCTAAGATCGACACCAACGCAAACATTCAGCCGGATAAGGCAAAGAGTAAGGCGAGAATTGACGGGTATATGAGCTATTTAATGGCCTATATTGCTTATAAAAAAGTACAGGATTTATTCGAAGAATATCAGTCGTAGAAAGAGAGGAAGGTTTATGGAATATAAAGCCATCATCGAAAAGCAGATTGAAGCCTTGGAGAAAGTACAAGATAGTATCTTGAAAGCAAAGTAACCCCTGAATGCAGAAGCAGCCTGCTCTGTCGCAAACACCATAGAGCGCCTATGCATAACGGCTCATGGTTGGCCAACGATTAGCAAGGGATAAGTTAGAGTTCAGCCGTAGAAAAGAGGTGATCATTTGGGTTTTTTAAGATATGTGGCCGGTTACTTTCAGAAAGAAAAAGTAACCGCTGCCAAGGTCATTGATTTGCTGAACCGGGGATATTCTCTGACGCAGCTCTTCGGGGGGAATATTTACAACATCCCGGAAATCCGGACAGCCATTAACTTTATCGCCGAAAAAGTGGCCAGCATTCCCTTCTACCATATCCGGGCAGACACGGAAGGTAACATGAATCAAGTCAATGACCGCCTGGGGTTTGTCCTGAAGGTAAGAACCAATCCTTATCAGTGTCCCCAGGTTTTCTGGACTCATTGCATGACGAAAGTGCTGTTGACTAATAACTGTTTTATTATGCCTGAATGGGATGAACATAGCGGCAAATTGCGCTGGCTTTGGCCACTACCCTTTACGCTTGGTGAGTTCAACCAAGATGCCCAGGGGAGAATTATCGTCACGTTAGGCGGAAGCTATCCCTTTTATTATGACGACTTAATTCACCTGCAGCGCTTCCCGGACGGTAAACAAGGATCTAGTAAACAGGCCTCCGGAAACTATGTTCAAATTGTCAACACCATGCAAAATCAAGCAGTCAAGGACAGCGAAAACAGCCAGAGAATTGCTGCTCTGCTGCAAGTTAAATCTCAACTGAAGAGCTCAGACATGAAGAAAAAGCTGGATGAGTTTAAAGAGCTGTTTCTCACGGCTGAAAACACAACCGGTTTCGGAATGATCGGCGCTGAGTATGAAGTCCACAATCTTGACATGAAGCTCAACCCTTTGGATACCAAGCTGCTGGATGACATCACCCGAAAACTCTATAACTACTTTGGAGTCAGTTACGAAATCATTAACGGAACCGCCTCAGAACTTCAGTTTGAACAGTTTGTGGACAACACCATCAAACCCTGGGTGTGGCAAATCGAAGAAACCTCCACCTATGCCTTATTCAGTGAAACAGAAATCTTTCACGGAAATTGCGTTCAGGCAGAATTGGTGGACTTGGAAATCAGTACCCTGGCGGCTAAGACCGCCTTTTACAAAGAAATGGTCTATGGAACCATCATGAACCGCAATGAGATCAGAAAACGGCTCGGCATCACCAAAGGGCCGCCGGAATTAGACAAGTTCTTGGAAAACAAAAACTTTCAAGTCCTAAGTCCCGGGAGCTATGTGGTAGAGCAGAAAGGAGGAGAGAGCGATGAGCAAGGAAGCGGAGAAAAAGTCACCCCTGAGTCAGCAGTCTAAAAAGCGCATGCTCTTTGATGATGATCGGTCAAAATTTCGAGCGATCAGCGAAGAGGTAGATGGCCAAAACGTCAGGAGATTGCGGGGGTACCCAATTCTCTTCGACACACCGGGACGCCCCTATCGCGGGAGTAAGTGGATCGAGAAGGTTGATAAGAAAGCTTTGGAAGGGGTTGATCTTTCAAAGCTTGTTTTATTGTGGGATCATGCCACGTCCTGGGTGCTCGGTAGAGCAGGGAAGAATATGAGGACGGTTGTAGACGAAGTCGGCCTGTTCATTGAGGTAACCTTAGGAAATACCTGGTTGGACGATTACGTCTTTGACCGAGTTCAAAATGAAATTGTGGATGGTATGTCCTTTTGGTTCGATAACAATGCCATGATCGCCACGGACTGGGAAAACAAAATTGACGTCATCCTCAAGATTAATGATGTCTATGAGGTAAGTATCGTCGTTTTCCCGGCGTATGAAGAAACGGTCATTATTACCGAAGAGCAGACGCCTGAGACACCTGCACCGGCTGACGATACTGCTCTTAAATTGGCCTTAATGAATCTGATCAGTCAGTTATAAACCCTACAAGATAACGAAGAAAGAGGAGGAACGAATCCATGAAACTAACCCAAAAAGAGGCGGCGGAACTCCGCAGAGAAAAGTCAGAGTTGGAACAAAAGCGGTTGGAGCTGAAGAGCAAGGTTAAAAATCATCGGGATATGTCCACCGAAGACATGAACGAAGTCGCCGACAACCTTAGAAGTATGTCTGAACGCTTGGACGAGATCAATGAAAGGCTCCAGGAAGCACCGGAGACCGAGAAACGAGGAGGATTTATGTTCGGTAAGCAAAACCATAGCGATCTAACGGAAGAGAACTATCGCTCAAGCGCAAAGTACAGGGATGCTTTCTATCGAAGTTATCTCAATGGGAAAATCAGTGAAGCAGACGCCGACATTATGGCCTTTGGTAAGCGCTCTGTAACGGATATGAACGGCGAAAGTGTGGCCAGCGGTGCTGAATACCTGGTTCCCCAAACCACTCTCGATAATGTCTATTCCGTCATCAAACAATACGGTCGACTGTACACGGCTATCACAAAGTTTGGCTTTACAGGGGACGTGTCCCTGCCAATTGGTACCACGGAGGCACCGACGGAGAATCCCGACGGCACAGTAACCCTCAACTTCACCTTTACCGAAGTGAAAATTTCACAGCAGGCCGTTGTGGCAACGATTGTTGTTAAGAATCTGCTGCTCAGAAACAGCATTCCGGCCTTTGAAAAGTTCCTTGCCATGGAAATTGGTAAGTACATTGGGATCTTACTTGAAAACTACGTGTTAAACGGCGCGGTGGATACCTCGACCTTCCAAGGAATTATTGCAGCCCTTAAAGTTGCACCCTCAGCCGCCAAAACCTATTCCTTGATGGATTGGCAGCAGATTGCTTTGATCTGTTCAGAGGTGGAGAGTCCCTATGGAGATAATGCTACCTGGGTCATGAAGCGCAGTACCTTCTTTAAGCGGTTTTTCGCAATCACCGATGCCGCCGGGAAGCCTTTAGTATCCGTCCTTCCAGTGCAAGGCGGTCCTGGTCAATCCAATTACTTAATTGCCGGGCAGCCGGTGGTGTTTACTTCCCAAATGCCGGATACGGACTCTGTGCTGTACGGTGATCTTTCAACCTATATTGTCAATGAATCAGAGGCTTTTGTCATCGAAGCCAATGCTTCTGAGAAGTTCTCCGAGGATAAAACCGTGTGGCGAGGCAAGCTGTACTCCGGAGGTAAACCATTGTTTGCTAAGAACACCTTTGCCTATTACAGCTACTCCGGAACCTAATTTGTTTAAGGACGGTGGCATAAATGGCTAGAACTAAAAGCAAGACGCCTGAAGCTGTTGAAGTAAAGCAGACTGAGGGCGTTCTTTATTTGAAAGCAACAAGGCCACTCACGGTCCGGGAGCATGAGGAACTATCTCAAAAGCTTCGATATGAGATGGAAAAAACGGGGCTAACTATTGTCTTAGTCCCGTTTTCCTTAGATCCCGCAGAGGGTGAGTAAATGACGAACGAAGAATTACTGGAGAAAGTAAAAACCGGTTTAGGGATTACTGGCGAGTATACAGATTCGACTCTCTCAATCAAAGCAATCGCAGTAAAACAGTACATGATGAATGCTGGAGTAACGATTGAGAACGTCGAGAACGAGTTAGGGATTGCAACGCTTACCGTTGGCGTAAATGATATTTGGTATCTAAAAAGCGGAGAAGTAAAATTCAGCTTAGCATTTGATATTCTTATGACTCAACTTAAAGCGGTGAGTATGCCATGAATAGACCGGATCAAGCAATCTACCTGATTAGTACTACTATCAGCGAAAATGATATGGGCGATTTTATCGAAGCCAAAACAAAGCGCCTAGTGTTTGCCGAAAAAAAGTCAATACGCCAGTCTGAATTTTACCAGGCGAAAGCAACCGGCCTTCGACCAGAACTAAGCTTTGTTGTGTGGACTCGTGAATATGCAGGAGAAGGAAAGCTCGAATTCGACGGCAAGGAGTACAACATTATTCGCACGTTTGAGCCTAACAGCGAGGACACAGAGCTTACCTGTCAGGGTCTTGTGAATGGGGTGGTGTAAATGGGTGTGCAGTTTGAGTCAAATGCCCGAGCCGTAAAAGGGGCCATAGCGAAGTTGGAAAAACAAGCACTTAGGGAAACCGCAAAGTTTTTGAGAAAGGAAATCAAGAGGACAGTTCCTATTCATGAAGGTGTGCTTAAAAAGAATGTTGGCTCATGGGTAAAAGGAAGGGCGAATGAAACCCCCGTTCTTCAAATCGGAGTCTACAGCAGGGCGAGAGCTAAGAAAAAGGGTTATAAATATGCTTTCCATGCCCACCTAGTGCAATTCGGTACGGTAAGGATGAAGGGAACCGATTACCTTCGTGCTCCTGTTCTCAGTAACCTTGCCAAAATTCGCGAACTGCAAGCTGACTCTATCAGGCAAATCGAGAGCCTAAGAGAAAACGGCTTACCAGAGGTAGCGGATGAGGAGGCGGATTCATGATCGCACTAAGGAAATCCTTAACGGCTTTCCTCAAAACAATCCACCCTCGTGCCTACTTCCAAGAGGCACCATCGACAGCGGTTTTTCCTTACCTAGTGTTCGACTTCCAGCTCTATCCTGATGGCGAAGGGTTCGAGTTATGTACTCTAAGTGTGGATGGATGGAGCAAAAACCCTGACACTACCGAACTAGAGAATCTTATGACCAGCGTTAAAACCCTGGACAAAACAACGGTCACAAACCCTGAAATGGCAATAATTTTTTACCTCGAAAATATGCTCCCGCTGATCGATGATGACAAAACTATCAAGCGTCGCCAGTACAACTTCTCAGGAAAACTATTTAGGAAAGGGTGATAAATATGGCACTTACACAAACTCAACTCGAAAACGTCCAAGTCGACTACGGAATCGTCTTTGCGGACTACGGCCTAGCGACACAGCGCAGATTAGGACCCACTAGAGGGGGCGGGGGCTTTAAGGTCGATGCAACAATCAGGGACATCGAATATGACGGAGGCAATGGCAAAAGCAAGGGCATGCAAGTCCTAGAGAGTGTAACGGCAAGCCTGAGCGTTACGGTCCTAGACACAAGCATGGAAACCCTAGCTATCGCAATGCCCTGGGCGACCTACGACGGCACGGCGAAAACAATCACAGCCAAGAGCGCAAATATTGGCGGGATACAAGACACCGCATACTTGGACAATGTGACTATGTTCGCGAAGCTCATGAATAACGAGTACAAAAAAATCACTCTGTATAACGCGATGAGCGAATCCTCCTTCGAGTTGGCTGCAAAGCCAAAGGGCGAAGCTGAGATTGGGCTTGAGATCATGGCGCATTGGGATGCGTTTGATGATGCCGCAGACCTGTACAAAATCGAAGATGTTGCAGCGATTGTAGATCCTTTTGTAGCAGGATAACAAAAGGCGGGGACCCCCCGCCTAATTTTGGAGGAATTAAATATGTTAACAACGGAAAAAGCCTTTGACATGCTCCCCAATGTGGTGGATCTATACGATAAACTAGACCTCGACGGATACCGCAAAAAGGTTGCGGAAGAAAACAAAGGCAAGAGCCTTGACCAAATGAGTGCAGGGATTAACCTGTTTAAGTTTGTCCTTAAGAACTCAGGCAAAGTTAAAAACGAAGTCTTTGAGATTGTCGCTGTTTTCGAGGACAAGGCAGTCGAGGAAATTAAGGCACAGAACTTTATTACGACCATGAATTCTTTCAAAGAAATCTTCTCAGATAAAGAAGCCGTTGGTTTTTTCAAGGATGCTATACGGTAGGTTATCCAAAAACAATCAACCTACTGTATAGCCATTATGGTGTTAATTCAGCCAGCAAAATACAGCTCAAACACCTGGTGCGCTTACTTGCAAAAGCTGTTACCAAAGAGCAAGAGGAATGGGCTTGGGATATGTGGAACAGTCTCTATCCTTATATGGTACTGGGGTATATCCACCCTCAAAGCTTTGAGGATTATAAGAACGAATTATTCAAACCACAACTGAAGCACACAGAAATAACGGCCGAGGAGATTATTGATGAGCTGCTACCGATTATTGTAGCGCATGAAGCCAAAAAGCAATGACACAAAACAAACAACCTTTTAACAAGGGTTGTTTTTCTTATGCCATTGAATGGGAGGTGGTAAAAATAGAGATATTTAGACTGTTTGGATCAATCTTAATCGACAATGATGCCGCGAATGCTCGTATAGACGACACCGACAGACGCGCTCAGGGCACAGCAAAAACATTCGGCGAAATGGTGTCCAGCGCTGCGAAGGTGGGCGCCGGAATAGTCCTGGCCATGGGTACGGCGGCTCTGGCGGTTGGTGGACTTGCAGTTAGCTTTAGTGATGATTTAAAAAAGGCACTTAATGGAATTCAAGCCGAAACCGGGGTAACCGATGAAGCCATGATCGGCATGAAAGATACGTTGCTTGAAATTTACAATGCTAATCTTGGCGAGAACTTTGAGGACATCGCTAAGGCAATGGCAGAAGTCGGAAAGCAAACTGGTGCAACAGGCGAAGAGCTTGAAGACATGACCAAAGATGCTTTAATGCTGCGAGATACCTTTGAATTTGAGGTCGCGGAAAGCACAAGAACTGCAGACATGATGATGAAGCGATTTGGGATTACTAGCGATGAAGCATTTAACCTTATAGCCCAAGGTGCACAACAGGGTCTCGACAAAAACGGGAACCTCTTGGACTCTATTAATGAGTACAGTGTTCATTTCGAACAGCTTGGATTTAATAGCGAAGAAATGTTCAACATGATGGCGAACGGGGCAGCTACCGGTGTTTTTGATATCGACAAACTAGGCGATGCCATGAAAGAGTTTGGTATACGTTCCAAGGATGGAAGCAAAGCATCTACCGAAGCGTTTCAAGCGTTAGGTTTAGATGCTGGCAAAATGTCACTGGCCTTTGCTCAAGGTGGAGATAGTGCAAAAGAGGCATTTGACAAGACGGCTCAGGCAATATTTGCACTTGAGGATCCACTTGCAAAGGAAGCAGCAGGGGTCGCTCTCTTTGGAACCATGTGGGAAGATATTGGAGCAAAAGGCATGGAGGCCCTAACGAATACTCAGGGGGGAATAAGTAAGACAACGGATGCACTCGGAAAAATCAACGAAGTCAAGTATGATACCTTTGGTCTCGCAATTCAAGGCATAAAACGAAACATGGAAACGTCTATCCTCATCCCCCTTGGTGAAAAAGTAATGCCAAAAGTTAATGAATTTACGAACTTGATTATTACCAATATGCCGCTGATCAAAAATGAGATCGAATATGCGTTTACCGTGGCAGGGAGAGCCATTGACGAAGCAGCAAAAACTATTAGTGGGATTATTGATTGGTTTGTCCAATACCAGGCTATTATAGTACCTATTGTTGGAGCGGTCGCTGCGGTCGTGATTAATGCCTGGATAGTCATGGGGATTGAAGCAGCAAAAACAGCAATTGTCAATGGAATAGCATCTGCCAAGGTAGTTGCAGATTGGCTTTTAATGGGCCTAAAGAGTACTGCGCACGCTTTAGTGGTTGTAGCATCATGGGCTGCAACAGGAGTGGGAGCAGTGGCAGCGGTAACTATATTAGTAGTGCAGTCAGCCATCGTGGTGGCAAAATGGGCATGGATGGGCGTACAGAGTTTATTACACGCCGCAAAGATGGCGTCGGCTTGGGTAATGGCTATGGGGCCAGTGGCATGGGTCACGGCAGCAGTAATGGCACTTGCAGTGCTGATTATTGCGAATTGGGAAACGGTCAAGACCAAAACTATTGAGATCTTCGGGGGTATATCGACTTGGCTCAGTACCACTTGGGAGGCTATTAAGGCATACATTTCGGCGAAGGTGCTCGAAATAAAGACAGATATTTCAAATGCCTGGGAAGCGATCAAAACAGCTATCTACAACAAAATGGAAGCTGTCAGAACAACCATCGTTGAAAAATGGAATCAATCGCAACAATTTCTTCAAGATATTGACCTAATGCAGATCGGTCAAGACATCATTCGGGGCTTAATTAATGGAATCAGCAATAAACTTGCATCACTAAAAGGCACCGTAGAGGAAATGGCTTCATCCCTGCCTAACTGGATTAAGAAAATACTGGGTATCCACTCGCCTTCAACGGTACTTCAAGAAGTTGGTCAGTACACCATTGATGGCTTAATTCTGGGCATTGGAAATAAAGCCTCTGCCGTGGGTGCCGCTATGGATAACATAGTGGGCACGGTCACAAGTAAAGCGTCGGCCTTTGTTACTGCCGGAACAACCATTGGCCAACAGTTTTCCGAGGCATTGCAATCTAGTATCAAAGAACCAACTTATTCTTCTGGATCAGGAGGAGGAAGCAGTGGAGGCTCAAGTGGTACTAGTATTACTAATGTCAAAGGTGTAGGTAATGTTGTTGAAACGAATGGTCAAGTAACCATTAACACTAAATCTGGTTCGTATAATGAAAAGACGGGTCAATATTCGATTACTAATTATAAAACTGGTCAAACTTTATACCGAAACGGTTCAAAAGAAGAGTATGAAGAAAACTATGCGAAGTTCCACGAGGGTGGGTGGGTTGGACTAGACCTTCGACCCGATGAGGTTCCGATTATCGCCCAAAGGGGTGAATTTGTTCTTAGTAAAAAAATGATTGAAGGTCGCGTTAAAAGTTCAGCCTCTGCAGGAAATGCCGATAATTCGAAGGCTATCAATCAAACGGTGAACATCTACAGCCCTGCAGCTGTAAGCCCTGCCGAGACAGCAAGGCAAAACAAAAGAGCCCTGCAAGAGTTAGCGTTAGCATTCTAGGGGGGGTATTGTGCGGAAGGTGACCTATGTCAATGCAAAAGGGGTAAGTATTGAACTATCAAATACTGCTCCTTTTTTGCTGCAGAAAATTGAGACGACTAACAATGTAACCATTTATAACTCTAAAGGGGTTAACCAGGATGGGAGGACATACCTAGGCAATACCTTAAACGAGAGGGACATAACCCTTACTGTTATGTTATTGGCTAAATCTAAGGACGAACTGACGGCCTATAGAGACGAAATCAACGCCATATTTAACCCGAAATACGGAGAGGGGTATCTAATTTACAAGGATAATGTTAAGGAGAGAAAAGTAAAATGCCTCATTAACAAGATGCCATTTTTCAAGATAACGGACACTTCATACGATGACTGCTTAATCTCCATGACTGCCAGTAATCCTTTCTGGACTGATATCGATGAATCAAAGGAAGAGATCGCTCTTTGGGTGGGTGATTTTAGCTTTGAGCTAGAGTTAACTGAAGACGGCATTGAGATGGGACATAGAGAACCGTCTTTGATCGTGAATGTATTTAATGGCGGCGATGTTGAGTGTGGAATGCGAGTAGAGTTTAAGGCGCTTGCAACCCTTACGAATCCATCTATCCTCAATGTGAACACTCAGGAATTCATCAAAATTAATAAAGAAATGATTGCTGGCGAAACAATTACGGTCTCCACATACTTTGGCAACAAAAAGGTTAGGAGTGATTTGAATGGTGTCACAACGAACGCTTTTAACTACATCGACGTTGGCAGTACCTTTTTACAGTTGGATGTAGGGGATAATCTTTTTAGGTATAACTCAGACACAAATCTAGACAACCTTGAGGTAACCATTTACTACATGCCTCAGTATCTGGGGGTGTAATGATGGATTTGTATATCTACAATTCAGACCTTAACCTTTTGGGGGTTATGGATAATTTCACGTCCTTGCAGTGGAATCGCCGTTATTCTAAATGCGGCGATTTCGAGCTGCATTGTTCTTTAGATGCTTACACACTTGATATGCTCCAAAGGGGGAATGTCGTTTGGAAGAATAACGATGATGAAGCAGGGTACATTGAATTCAGGCAAATGGATCAAGACGTGGAAGGTAAAGAAATTCTCGTCGTTAAGGGAAAATTTCTCTCGGCCTATCTGAACAGACGCATTGTATGGGGCCAGGAGATACTTCAGAGCACAGCAGAAAATGCCATGAGAACCCTTGTAAACAAGCACAGCATTACTCCAACGGATAATAAAAGAATCATACCAAACCTTAGTTTAGGCACCTTAAAAGGCTATTCTCAAACAGTTAACTATCAAGTGAGTTATAAAAACCTCTTGGATGAAATTGAGAACCTATGCTCACTCTCTGATTTGGGATATAGGGTTAGCTTTGATACATCCAATAAAAAGTTAGTGTTCGATGTGTACGCGGGATTAGATCGTTCCATAAATCAAAGCGTTAATCCGCGGGCGGTCTTCAGTAAAGAGTTTGAGAACATTCTCACGCAACAGTATACCGAGAGCATCAATAACTATCGGGATACAGCCCTTGTAGGGGGTATGGGTGAAGGTACAGCTAGAAAGCTCGTAACCGTTGGATCCTCCACAGGGTTAAACCGATTCGAGGACTTTGTGGACGCCAAGGATCTTACGAACGTTGTTAATGGCGTAACTTTGTCGGATGCAGATTATTTGAAAACTTTAACGGAGCGAGGTAATTCTAAGCTCTCTGAAGGAGTAGAGAACCGAACCTTTGACAGTGTCATAAATCTAAATGCTAACCTGGTTTACAAAACTGACTTTGATCTTGGGGATATAGTGACTTGTGTTCGTAAAAAATGGGGCGTTACTATAAATGCACGAATCACTGAAATTCAAGAGGTCTACGAGGAAGCTGGAGTAAGGATTAATGTCACCTTTGGAAACAGCATCCCAACATTACTCGATAAAATCAAACAGAAAATGAGGTGATAAGAATTGGCGGAGAAATCAAGTTTTTTTAATTCAGTCAGTGGCGATCGAAAATACCAAGCATCTGACTACGCGGCGTATTTTAACAGCTTTATTACGACCGGCGTATTCCCCAACCCAACGACAAGCCTTCAAGCTATGGCCAACGGGGGGATGTCTGTTCTCTTAAAAGCGGGCAAGGCATGGATAAACGGGTATTATTACCTTAACGATTCCGATCTAGTAATCCCAATAGATGTCGCTGACGGTGCTTTAAAGCGGAAAGATTTATTAGTGGTCAGGCTGGATACCGTTCTACGAAAGATCACATCGGTTATAAAAAAAGGCGTGTTTGCCAGCTTGCCGGTGGCCCCGGCGATTCAAAGGGATGCTGATATCTATGAATTGGCCCTGGCTGAGATTTATATCGGTGCCGGTGCAATAGAAGTTACACAAGCTAATATTACTGATCTGCGAATGGATACCACCAAATGCGGATGGGTCAACAGCCTAATTCAAGTAGATACCACGGCAATCTTTAACCAGTACATGGATTGGTACGCAGCTAAGCAAACAGAATACGATGGGGATTTTAGCACGTGGACTACCGACAAAAAAGATGCTTATGACGCCTGGGTATTAGCCATCGAGGCTGATCAGGATGCTGTGGAAGCCCAGTTTCAGGATGATTTTATCATTTGGTTTAACAGCATGAAGGATCAATTAAGCGTTGATGCCGCTGGAAACCTCCAGCTCCAAATTGACTCACTTACCGAAGACCTCGATGATACTTCGGATGTCATCAACGCTCACATGGTGACTTCAACTCCCCACAGAAAGGGACTAGCAGGTGGCATTACTCCTCTCGGAGCTGATGTACAAGTTCCTCGGGAGTTCCTAAGAAAAGCCCCCTCGATGAAGATGTTTTTTGCTAATCAGATGGGATTACTTCGGAGAATATTAAAATTAGAGCTAGCCCCAAGACACTATTTAAAGGCCAAAGGTACTACTACCTTTACATCGTATGTTGGATGGAATACCGTAACCTTCGGCAACACCATTAGCGACGAGGAGTCACTTTTAACAAACGGGCAATTTTATACTGCCCCCGAGAATGGATATTACTTGATATTATCCAACCTTGATTTTATATTCGATACCACTACCGATAGGTATGAGTTTAATTACGGGTTATTTATTAATGGACTCATGGAAAGCATTGTGGATACCATCTGGATCTCTGACCCCCCAACAGCTAGTGGCAATAAATTTATGTTTAAAATGCACCGGGTAGTCTATTTGAAAAGCGAAGATAAGGTAAATACCGCTGTCAATTCTCCGGCCACCAACGCAGGCTACAAACATGGGGGAGCCAATAGTACCCTTGAGATTATTAAATTATAGGGGAGTGAATAAAATTGTATTACGGAAGTGGAATACTCGGGGATGTAACGATCTCAACGCATAAGACCCTAACGGACTCAGTCTATCATTACGATAATTTAACCATCAACGCTGGAGTTACTCTAACCTTTCCCCACAGGTCTGTGGTTTTTGTGAAGGGGACCCTAAGCGTAAACGGAACTCTCACCGTGGCCCCAGGACCCCTCGGAGGTTTAGCAAAAAACGGCTTCTCATACGCTGGACAGGGGGGAGCTGGTGGTGCTGCTGGAGGATCATTAATAATTATTGCCAATAGCATAGTTGGTACTGGTATTATAACCGCCAAAGGATCAGTTGGAGGTAATGGTAGTCCTGGATCCTATTCTAACACCAATGACAACTCTAATCCCCAGGCGGGCAATCCCAGTTCCGGGTGCTCGATATCAGCCCTGGGGCTGAAATCAGCCCCCAATAATGCCGGAGGAGCCTCATATAGTAGCATAGGCAGTAATTCTTTTCTCGGTATAGCTCCCGAGGGGTGGCTATGGCAATATTTAAACTACCTGTTCATTCCAGCCCTAATAACCACTCAGTTTCCCGAGGTACCCATCTCGGATGGCGGTGGGGGTGGATCCGCCGGGGGGACTACCAGCTCTAGTAACTCTGGGGGTCAGGGTGGACCCGGGGGGGCAGGAGGATCCTTCGGAGGTGCAGGCGGTAAAGGTGGATGGGGATATAATAGTAGTGGAAATGGATCCCTCACTTACGAGGGCGCTGGGGGAAGTGGCGGAGGTGGAGCGGGAGGATTCCTGACTGTCATATCCCCCTCCATCGTCAATACCATCACCCTTGATGTTAGCGGAGGCAACGGGACAGCTGGTTCCAATGGGGCTAATTTGAACCAGAATACCTGGGGTGCTTCGGGTGGAGGCGGTGGAGGCGGTGGGGGAGGACTCCTAATAACCATTACCGACTCCGATATCCTACCGTCACAGATTGTCCTAGATGGTGGGGTTAAGGGCGTAAATGGTACCTGCAACGTTAGCACCGTTCCGGCTGTGTCAGCAACTAATGGGGGAATGGGAATCCTCATTGAATACCAGCTAAGCTCTTTGGAGGCGATGCTATGAACTACGTAGAGGCTGTATCCCATATTTACCCCCAGGCTAAGCATAATGTTGACTTCATCGTAATTACCACCAACGACATCACAACTGTGACTATGCTTAACCATGACCTCCAATTGCCTTCACAGGCTGAAATGAAGGAGGCTTCGGCACAGGTGGAGGCAATACATGAGGAGCAAGAATTACTGGATAGCCTTATCCCGTCCAGAGATGAAATTGCAAAAGCTGAGACAGAGATATTGATTATAAATATTTTGATGGAGGTAGGATTAATATGACAGCAGTTCAAAAAAGACTCGTAAACGCCTATGCGACGTTAGTAATGGGTAAGAGAATGACCATCGAAGACGTACCCAATACCGAATGGGAACTTTTAAACGGAACAAACACAACATTGAGAACCGAGGTAGAGATGGAAGTAGCTACGAGGGAGATAGCCATACTGGGCTAATGCATAGTGAAGATTCCAGAGAAGTTAAATGCCTTGGGGCGTTATTTTTATTGCCTAGAAGATACTAATGCTGCTTTATATCTCGAAGAAGGGCTTAATTAGAGTGTTTTCACGGATTCCGAATCATCAACATACTATGCCATAGAAGGAGAACAAGCCTTATTGGTTTGTGAAGGAGTGGTAATCTATGGCAGCTGAACTGATAATATTGATCGGATTTGTCTACGCAATTGTAGAGTCTCTCGAGAAGTTAGGCTTAAGTAGAAGAATCGCACACTTGCTCGCAATTCCTTTAGGTATCCTCAGCAGCTTTGGCCTGCTGCAGTGTGCCTCAATATTAGAGTGTTTTGCGAAAGGGTTACTAATTGGAATCTGTGCAGTTGGAACTTGTGATACTGCATGCAACATTTTGGCTAAGTTTAAGGACACCAATAAATCATAAAGCGCACAATAAGTTCCCAAGGCCAAGTTAACGGTATTGGGAGCTTGTTGTTGGTAGCAATAATCAAAGAAGGGGTGGGGCTATGGTGGGGGAAAACTTAGTCACCGAGCAATCCTGTGAACGAACTCATAAAGGCTTAGATAAGCAACTTGAGGTAGCTGAACGCAGATTAAACGCGCACAGTGAGACAATAACAGATTTAAAGATCATTATCACTCAGCTTACTCAGCTGTTAGAGACAACCTCTAAGACATTAGAAACGATGGAAAAGCGGATTTCAACCTTAGAAACATTACACGAAGAGTCATCAAAAGAAGCAGGTTTTTGGCAAACCCCAGGGGGACAATGGATCATCAAGGGTTTTGTAATTATAGCCATTATTATCACGCTTGCAGCCATTGGACAGAACGTCAACCCTGAGTTTTTAGCTAGCATATTTGGAAAGTGAGGTGAGTAATTTGGCTGAATTGAAAATATATGACCTGGTCTTCGACCCGGGCCACGGCGGCCCGGATCCGGGAGCAGTAGGCCCAACGACCAAGGAAAAGGATAACGTCTTAATGCTGGCCAAGAAAACGGCGGCGATCCTCGAAGCAACCGGCCGCTTCCAAGTAAAGTTCACTAGGGCTACAGATAAAGACTTCTGTGAGCCAGCACCATACAATGATGATCTCGACTTAAAGAATCGGGTAAAAGTGGCAAATGCCTTGGGCGGCGATGCATTCTATTCCTTCCATAATAACTCGGCAGCTGTGAAAGCTTACGGGAACGAAGTCTATGCTTTAGCAGCCGGTGGTGAAGGAGAGAAGATGGCCAAGGCTATCCGGGCGAGAATGGCTTTACTGGGAATGGTTGACCGCGGAGTTAAATATGCAAATTGGTATGTATTAAAGTGGACAGATATGCCGGCCGTGCTCATTGAGTACGGTTTTATTAATTCTGAGGAAAGCGTGATCTTAGCCAAAATAGATCAGGCTGCTCTGGCCATCGCTCAGGGGATTGGTGATCATTTTGGCGTAAGTGTCAGCGCGAATGTTATTAAAAAGGAGGTCTATGAGATGAAAGAGGCGGTCTTAGCTCATGGAATTGAGGATTACCTGGTACCGGCGCGAAGAGAGTCAATTAAGCTTGGAAACTGTGCAGTGTTTCTCAGGTTTGATGATAAAACTCCCCCGGCAGACATTTATAAGGCAGAGCATTTAACTATCGTTGGCGGGGGATCCGTTGGCCATCCAAACGAAACGATTCTCTCCGGAAAGACCTGGGGAGATACTGCAGCTGCAGTCAGCGCTACTGGAGCTTAATATTCCCAAGCGCTTGCCAATTTACTTAAAAAGGAGGAAATAAGATGAGTGTTCAAACGATTACATTATTAATTGCTGGTTTATCATTGATGTGTTTCTTTGGGACGATGTACGGTATCCAGACGTTAGTCAAACAGGGCAGGGATACAGGGAAGCAGCTGCAGGTTGCAGGTGCTGTCGTGGATACCGTTGAATCTGTACATGCAGTATTAGAACCAATTATTCCTGATCCGGTAGATAACGTTATTGATACGATCCTCAAGGTTACACAAACTGGGGTACATTCGGCGCAGCAACTTTATAATAGTGGGCAATTACCTCCGGAACTGAGAAAAGATCAGGCCACCGAATATGCTATGAATATGATTAAACTTACTGGCCGCGAGATTACTCCGGATCTAAAACAAGTTATTCGTAGTACGGCTGAGGCGGCTGTCTTTGTGATGAAGCAACAAGGGCAGAAGCCAGATCCTGTGCTATCTATATCGGAAACACCATCGCAGGTGCTTAATCTGGAGTTAAAACCAGTACAACAATCTGTATAATTATTATGACAAAAGCCCTCTTCAAAGCGAGAGGGCTTTTTTTAATTTATAAGACTAATTTCGTGGGAATTCGTCATTAACTTTATGCCATAATAGTATATTGTAAATTATTGAACTATTATAAACTTATTAAAATTTTAAGGAGGCCTAAAATGATTTCGCCTTTTTTGCCGCCTTTATTAGAGGCTGAAGTTATATCATTATTTCCTAACCTTAAATCTGTTGATAGTCTTAAGCCAGGGGCAGAAGGAGCTGTCTTTAAAGCAATTGATAATAACTCACAACGCGAAATTTTGTTGAAAATTTATGGTCCTGATCATCAGCATCGTAGAACTGAACTTGAAATTGCTAAATTGAAAGAAATTGATTCTCCTTACCTCGTAACTTTATACGGAAGTGGAAAAAAGGTAATAAGGGGTTTAGATTGCTATTATATAATCACAAACTTTATTAGTGGCGATAATCTCCAAGCACTATTGGAATCGGGAAAAAAGTTATCTGAACAGGAAACTATAAGATTGATTCATTGTATTTCTCTAGCGATTGAGGCATTATGGGCGGTAGATGTGGTTCATTGTGATATTAAACCTGAAAATATTATTCTCGATACTAATGGAGACTTTATATTGATTGATCTCGGGCTTGCAAAACATCTTGATGCCGATGCTGAATCACTAACTGAATACGGAATTATTTTTGGGACAAAAGGGTATCTTGCTCCGGAACAGTTTCTTGGGAGAAAGAATCTTACTCTTCGGGCTGATCTGTACGCACTTGGGATTGTTGCATATCAATGCTTGGCTGGGTATCATCCCTATAATTTCAGGCAGGATATTATGTTGAATACCCCTATACCGAAGTTTCCGCAAGAAGTAAATATTATTAATACTCTTGAAAAGGTTATTTATAAATTAACAGAACTTCGTGCTTTTAAGCGACCAAAAGGTTGGACGGAAATATTTGATATTTTAGGAGTTGAGTGACATTGTTTTTATATAATCGAGGTCATTTCGGTACAATAGATGGGGTAGACCCTCAGGGGGTTATAATGGCCAGCTCTTCAATTAATAGCGACAAGCTATGTAAGAGGCAAGCGTATGATTTATCTACTGTACTGCTTGATCCTCAATATTACCTTCATGGTATCGATAAGGATAGATGTAAGAAAACATTTTCAAATCTTTGTTCTTATCCTTGGTATGAAAAAACGAAGAGTTCAAAGCCAAAAGTAAGAACGACCAAGAGTATATCTGGAAAGATTAATATTATTTCTTCAAGGGATTTAAGTGTTAGTCTATCATCGTATTCTTCCGAATTAGAAATTCAAGAATGTATAAAGTCCTGCTTTGCTCTTCAAGAACTAGTTGGAGTTACAGATCTAATTATTCCCACACCACTTGTTGTTAATCGCGAAGATCAGTTCAGTGAACAACTTAAATGGCTAAAGGCAGCAAGTAAGCTGAAAGGTAATTACAGTAAGCCATTCCTTGCAACAATTGCAATATCCGATAAGGCTTTACTTGATTGTGATATTAATGATAATCAAATGGTTCAAACATTATTAGACAATGCGTCTGTTTTATCAGAAATAGATGGGTACTATATTGTTGTAGAGCAGAGTACTTCTTCGCTCCAGATTGTTGAGGCCAATATTGCGAGGGTGCTATTAGAACTCTCATATAATTTAGGGTACGTGGAAGATAAAAAAGTAATTATAAATTTTGCAGATGCATTCGGTTTATTGTGCTTGGCTGTCGGTGCAACAGCATTTGGAAGTGGATATTCAACTAAAGAGCGAAGATTATGTTTGAATGACTTCGTAGATAAAGATGGAGGCATGTCATTACCGAAGTATTATTCAACAAGTCTAATCGGGGATTTTTATTCAGAAAGAGATCTTAAGAAAATTGTTAATTTAAAATTATTAAGGTACCTTAAGTCAGATATTATAACTATTCATAGTGATCCACTACTTCAATCACTAGGAGTAAAAGGCAAAAAAATTGTGGTTCCACCATCTTGGACAGAAAGCCGTAGTAATACAAGTGCGGCTAGTAAGCACAGAGTAATTAGTTTAATTCAACAAGCAGAGCATATTCGGGAAATACCTTCTATAGGGGATAGAATAGGGTATCTTCAAACATGGCTTCAGGATGCAGAGGCAAAAATGGAATATATGAAGGGCAGGCTGAAAGGAAATCCCTTAAGTGAAAATGGAAATCATATAAGTGTTTGGCGAGAAGTTTTGGATAATTTTGTGGATGAATACCTATAAATAAAATAGGAGAACCTACAGTAATTTACTTAGGTTCTCCTATTTTCGAATACAAGTACCATTTTTGACTTGAGATAATACTTTGCAGTATTTTCAAACGTTGCATTGTGTATAAACGTTTATCAATTTTCCGGTTTTTCTTAGGATTAAAAAGTAGTTCAATATTACCATCATCTGAAACGGATAATAAGCCAATATTTCTACTATTAAAAAATGGAATCAAATCTACTCCATTATTAGGAATTCTAGCTTTGTCGAGGGCAACATATGAGTAATCAGAGAACATAAGGTTATATTCTGCTTGTCCTAAAGCTTCTCTCCAATTACACAACTTAAGTTCTATAGATATCATACCAAGACTGTCTATTTTAACCAAATCATTAATTTGATATGACATTCGTGATACTTGTTTGATTAATTTATGCTTAATAAGCTTATATAAAAGTTTTTCTAATTCATCCGGGTTCATGAAGAGCTCTTTCTGGAGACGTTTTATTGTAACTTGAGGGTACAAGTAAAATATAGATAGTATTTCCATAAGGATATTGTTGATATATTTTAATGGGCTATATGATTCTACATTATTGAAATACCCATCGGGAAGAGCGTAGGCAATTGCCATATCAATAAGACGATATTTCACTGGTAATTCATAGGTTAAAGCTAGATTCTCGTGATTTGCAATTCTTTGAGAAAAGATCCCTAGATTATTTGTTACTACTGGTGTCATCTCCTTTTCTAATTCGAACATTTTTTCACCTCCAAAAGAGTGGGAATATATTACAATTGTATTATAGGTATATATCTTATAATATAACTTTTTATTACTATTGCAATAAATACTTTGTTGTTTTAATTTAATACTCAATTTTATAATAACGTTGTCCAATTCAAGTCCCAGCCTGTTCGAAAACGCCCCTTATGGGGTCTTTTCTTTTTCCTTGAAATACCCTATAATAGAACATATGTTCTAGTATAGGAGGAACAACCATGAACAGTCCAATCAAATGGATGGGTGGCAAATATAGATTAAGAAAGACCATCGTAAAAATGATCCCGGAGCATATATGCTATTGTGAACCGTTTGGTGGAGCTGGCTGGGTACTCTTTGAAAAGCCTCCTTCCGAAGTGGAGGTCTATAACGACATAAATTCTGAACTGGTCAACTTCTTCCGAGTCGTAAAAGAAAAGCCCGAACAATTCATTCAGGCCTTTGATTATTTGCTTATTTCAAGAGAGATCTTCCAGAAATACAAAGCATTAAGCCTCGCCGGTACATCCGATGTAAATAGGGCAGTCAGATTCTATTACCTACTTCATTTCAGCTTTGGAGCATTGATGAAGGACTTCATGATTACTCCTTTGAAAAAGCCGCCAATGGTTCTTGAGCGGGTAAGGGATAACATTACATCCGTGAGGGACAGACTGGTAAATACAATCATCGAAAATAGAGATGTCGAAAAAATTATTTCCAGTTATGATCGAAGCTCAACGTTTTTCTATTGCGATCCGCCTTATTACGGCCTAGCTGACTACAAAAGCCAAGGGAGCAAACCATTCACGAAAGAAGATCATATCAGGCTTAAGGAATGCCTTGCAAAAATTCAAGGAAAGTTCTTGCTGAGTATTAATGACCATCCGGAGATCCGAGAGCTGTATACCGGGTTTAACATTAACCCGATTGAAGTAAGATATTCGGTCTGCAGAACTGACAAAAGTAGTAAGGCCGGGGAGTTACTCATTAGCAATTACGAAGTGGGGGTAGAAAAGTGAAACTCTTAGCAGCCCCCATCGAGGTCTTAGCTTGGTTTGAGAACGGCAAACCCCACCCCTTAAGATTCAAGCTTGATGAAAAAGAACTTAAAATTGATAAAGTAGTTTCCGTGTCCGAAGAAAAACTTGCTGGCAATCGTATGCTCATCTTTAAATGTCAGAGCGAGATCAAAGGTGAAGTACAAATTTTCGAGATCAAATATGAACTTAATACCTGCAGGTGGCTTTTATGGAAGATGTGAGGCATAACTGGGTATACTAATCCTCAAAACTAATCGGAGGATACTGTATGCGCGAGCTAGAGGAGATAATGAAGCAGATTGAAGAATTACGATTAAGTATGGTCAGGATAAAAGATGGGAAAACCACCCTCACGGATCAGGAAGTTATCACTGCAAGCCAGATGCTTGATGCGGTCTTGAATGAGTATTATAAAGTCTTAAAGTCGCTAGTAGATAAGAATAAGGGAGTGTAGAAAGGAGAGCTTAGCGGCTCTCCTTTTTTCGAAAGGATCTGGTTACTATGGTTGTCATCCAAATGCCGGATTGTCCAATAAGGTTACAAGCTTAGGCTCTCGCTAAACGGCGGGGGCTCTTTTTATTTGTCAAAGATCAAATATATAAAGGGGAGTTGTACTCCTCCCTCGAAGCGGGATCCCGCGACCTCCCCAGTGCTTGTCCGGATCGGTTTCGACCACGTCCCTGGTGGCCATCGTCAGGCGGGGTTAAACTACTTTGAAGGTGACTTCATTACTGGGGTTTTCCTTAACCAGCAGAGCCTTCATATCAGTAACCGTCATGTTATTATCCAACGCTCCCTGTATCACTTCGACCAGTCTTTTCCCATCCAAGTAAGCCCAAATCTTTTTCCGTTTCATGCATATCATCCTTTCTTTCGCGCCGGGCTCAGCTGCCCGGCTTCAGCTTTTCCTCCGCTATGCAATTTTACTAATGCGCACTACCGTAAATACTTCTGATTGCGATTGTGTTATGCTAACGCCCTCATTTTCCGTATCAATTTCTAGTTCCAACGCTTCAAGAATCTGATCCTTCCAAGTTTTTCGGCGTTCCTCATACTCAGCCTTATGTGCTTTCCATTCGGCGTCACCTTTCTCGCCGTCTTCGTAGCAATCTCGGGTATAAATATCCAGGCGTTCAGGGCGATATGGTTTAGGCAGACAGTGGTTGCCTCTACTAAATACGAGCTGTCGACATAAGTCCCTTTGTCTACAAACGCTCCTTTTGCGATCACCTGTAAGGCAAACTCATTACCTTCAAACTTTACTGTCATTTCCGTTTCCTCCCTTATTTAACCATTTTGTTGGTTAATTTAATTAACTTGTTATACATAATATACGTCTAAACCACTAAGATGTCAACTAAAACAATTAACTTCTTGACTAAATTTATTAACTTTGTTATTCTTGGATTAGGGAGTTGATTATATTGGTCGAAAATAGATTGAGCGAAATCATGGGCCGCAAACGGCTTAAAATATCTGATGTGGTTAAGGGCACTGAGCTTGCGAGAAATACAGTTGTTGAGCTTTATCATGGCCGGGCTAAAAGGGTTGATCTCGAAACCTTAGATAAGCTCTGTAACTTTTTGGATGTTGGAATAGGTGAGATATTTGAGCACAAAAAAGACGCCGGGTGTTAGCCGGCGCTTTGTCACACTTTTATGGACATGGTCATATAGTGTAGTAGATCAGTTGGAAGTTTTTTCTTAGGGACAGAAACCTGGTGTGTGGTGGCACCGGGCTTCTGTTTTTTAAGAAGAGCTTTATTTGCTCTCCTTTTTGCTTATCCTCATATTCAGCTCAATGACCGACCTCTCTATTTGCTTAACTGACTCAAGGATTTGCTGATTTGCCTCGCGCACTCCGTTAGTAACAGCTGTCTTGATTAAATAGTAGAGTAGGGCAAAGGAGAAAATCCAAACAATCAAAAAGACGATCTGGCCGGCTGATCTAAGTGAATCTTGCAT